GCCGAGGTCGATAACGTCCACGCATTGGGCGATGAACGAGCCAGCAGGGTGCAACGGGCGCGGGGTGTAGTCACCCTTGTGGTCGGCGGTATTGATTTTGTCAGCCATTAGTCAAGTCTCCCAGTGGAAAGAAGGCGCTCATAGAGCGCGGCGGTAAGGGTGATGTCGCTGCGGCAATGGGCGCGGATCGCGTCCCAATCGCCAGCGGCGTGGAGGGCCGCAATGTCGGCCCCGCTGTGCTGGTCGTCAATGGGCAAGCCAAACGCTCGTGCCCACCCGTGGAGGCTGTCCCCCTTCCGTGCGGGGCCGTAATTGGCCAGTACGGCGAACAGGTCGGTGTGGGGGATGGTCGTGTACCGCTTCAAGTACCGCGAGGGCAGGAAGGGGATGTGGAGGCCCAGCACGGCGGCACGAGTCAAAAGGAACGGCAAGTCGAAGCCCAACCCGTTAAACGTGACCAAGCGAGACGCGGCGGCAATGTTGACGAGCGCGTTATGCACGATGGTCGCCTCCGCGTAGCCGTCTGTGGTCAGCACTTGCGCCCGCTCATCCGGCTCCGCGAGGTCGTCATACAGCCCAATGGCGACGATCTGCGAGGTGCGCGGGCTAAACGTGGCGTCCCGCAAAAACGCGGCCTTGTCCGACTCGCGCCACTTGGCGATGGCCTCGTCGCTCTTGTAGTTGGCCGGCGGCGTCCGCTCGTCGGGATCGTAGGCGGTGAGCGCGTCGGCGGTGGCGACACACTCAATGTCAAGCACTAATGCCATACAGTATTCTCCGGTCGGTGAGTGCGCGGCGTCGGTGCCGCACGAGGGTAAGTCTACTAGGGTCGCCTAGCGCTTGTCAAGGGGGGCCGGACAGGGGACGACTAGCCAAACAAAAGCACCATGCCGCAGTCTGCCGAAAGGGACAGCGGTTGAATTTCCCCTGTCTCAATAAAATGAAGGTGTCTGCGCTTGGCTATTTCCATGAAGTCCTCGTGGTCGCGAATATACGATTCATCTGTGTCCCAAAAAGGTACCGCCGCCCGTGCTTCTTCGTGCCAACAAAGCACCTGACGATGTATGTGATCGAATCCCATGCCTCCGATAATGTTAGAGCCAAGAGAAAACCACGCACGCAATGGGGCTCCCTCCTCAAAAGCGCTAAACCTGTCTGCTCCTAGGTTGCCAACGCTTTCGCGTAAAATTGCAATGAGCGGCTTTAGGTTGTCGCGCCTAGTTCGATGTTGTTTAATGCTCATGTCGTGCGGCCCACGCCAGTCCCATTCTTCGCCATATTCAACGCGCTTTGCTAAATGGCTTGTGCTATTGCGGTAAAAGTGTAGCATACGCTCCGCCTTGTTTGCTGAATACTCTAAAAGCATCTCGGCTGTAACGTGGTAGGATTTTTCGGTGTGCCGGACACCGTGCCTCGTAACCCGCGCAACAGCGTACTGCATGACTGTTTTTGTCGATTTATACTCCCCGCGAAAAAAGACATCGACAACCCGCTCGGCGGCGTACCATTCCCTGTAGCTAGAATGCTTGCGCCTGTCGTCGTTGACGGACAGTAAAGCATCAGCTCGTGTCGGCTGTACTGTCATGCCAAGCGCCGCAAAAAAGGCAGGCGACTCCCTCCCCTTCATCGCGGTAACTGCCACAACCGCCGCGCCGTGCATAGCGTTTGACTTGACGCAATCGCTGACCGTCTGCACCATAGGCGCGGTAAAACCGCCGCACAGGTCAAGGTTAAGCGCCCGCAGCTTGTGCCCTGCTTCTGCCACGCGGCCAATCGTGCGCCCAATCTCGCCAGCGTACACGCGTACCTCGGGATATACCTTGCGCCACTTCGCGGTGGCGAGAATGGCCGCAGACCGATCAAACGCGTGTATCCGGTTTGGCTGCATCCCAAGCGCGACAAGCGTGTCAATCTCTAACCCTTCCGATGACGGCAGGATTCCAACGTGCGCTTCGCCCCACAAGGCGGGGCCGAGTTCGTCACGAATTGACTGCCACAGCTCTAGCCGATACTTGGCCTTTGCCTCAAAATCGTACCCATCCCTAGGGGCAGACCGGGCCTTCGGTTTTGTCTGCGTCAACACGGCCGCGACTCCCCCACGGCGTCGAGCCCGTTGCCCACGCCCCCAATCCGCTGGGCCGCCCGCGCTAGGGCCACCCGTGCCGCGTGATCGTGGTAGATGCGGGACTCGATGTTGCCCCGTGGGGTCACAAGCACGAGCGTCTCCACAACGGGCGAGATGTCGTCAAGCGAGGGCAGGCGGTCTAGGGCGCGGGTCATCGTGGGGCCTCCAGCTTGCGGCGAAGTGTCATCCCGTACTCGTTCACGGGCGCGGGGGATTGCGGTGCGATGCGTTGGAGCGTGTTGCCCCGGAATCGTCGGTAGTCAACGTGGTGGTGCCATCGGTTGAACTTGCGCGTCATGCTCGCGACGTCAGGGTGCTGGGCGACCAGTGACTGCGCGAACTCGCGGCGCTGATCGGTCTGCTCGTAGATGTCGGCGTTGCCGCCGCCCTGCGTCATCGTGGCCCGCTTGCCGATTAGGAAGGCGTTGAAGAGCGCCGTGCAGTCCCCGTCCTTCAGAAAGCGAAGCGACAGGTCGGTGTCCTCGTTGTACCGCCCGCGCCAGCGGTGCGTCGTCTCGTTGCAGAGCAGAATGCACGAGTAGACTCGCGTGTTCAGCCGGATCGCGGGCCTGTTCTCGCGGCTCGGACAGAAGATGCTGTAGTTCATCCCGGCCATCCTCACGTTGCGGTAGCGGTCGGTCCAGTCCTCGATGACGCGGAACGCCGTGCCATCGGTGAGCGGAGCCTTGATGTTGCGATTGAACCGCTCGACCGACTCGATGTTGTCATCGAGTATCCAGTGGCGTCGGTCGCCCGCGCTTGCGGAGTGATCCCACACCCAGTTCCGCGCCGGAATCGAGCCAAGGCCCAGTTCCTGAAAGGGGAGCGTTAGGATGCACTCACGCGGCACAACCGATGCGTACATCTCAAGCTCCTGCGGCTCGATCACGAGACGGAAAGGAACGCCGAGTCTCTGGAGCGTCCGCACCGTTTGCCTCCGTTGCCAGCGCCCCTTGCTGATGACGTACACGGGGTAGCTAGGGTTCATCCGTCGCCCACTCATAGTCCGTCCCCTTCGGGAGCGGTGGCCACCACGAGGTCTTCGCGTCCTTGCGTTGCCGCCCGTCGAAGGGCTTGCGCCCCTCGTACAGGTGGTCGCGCAGACGCGCCTCAAACGATTGGAAGTCGTCGTGGCTGGAGAAGTACAGCTTCACGACGACGACCGCCTTGGTCAGGTCGCGGTTCGCATATTCCGGCATCCCGTCCCAGTGGTCGCGCCAGTCGTCGCCGCCCTCGTTGCCGAACAGATCGCTCACTTGCCGCCCTCCAGCATTGCGTCCGGGATCGCGGGGGCCACCTCGACCCACGCGGACGCCACGGGTGCGCCCGTGTCTACGTTGCGGCGCTCCCAGTAGCCGACGATGCGCCCGTCGCTCAGGGTGTGAAACCAACTTACGCGGCCCTCGCTTGACTCGTGGCGCGTGGTAGTCACGACGAACGGCACTTGCGGATACTTGGTCGGCTCACTCATCGGTCGGTGTCCTCGTCATAGTCGTAGTCGGTGGCGGCGGCGTCTAGCGTGGCAATTTCTGCCGCCGTAAATGGGGTCGTGCCGTACCCGTCGTGGCAGTCGGGGCATTGCCAGTCCGTCTCGCTGGCCTCGTCAATCTCAGCGGGTGCCCAATAGCTACAGGGCGCACCCCAGATGTAGCGCACGGCCCGCGCCACCTCAATCTCGGCCCCCGCGTCGGCCATCGCCTGACAGCGGGGACACGGGGCAGACTGGGAGTAGCGGGTCACGGGGTGGCCACGGGCGCGGGGTCAATTAGGAGCGCGACGGCGCATTTCGGACAAACGGGCGGGCTATGGCGCGACGGCTCACGTCCCGCGTCGATAACGCTGAAGCGGCCAGCCCACCGTCCGCATTCCGTGCGGCGATACCCCGCAATGGTCTGATCGTCGTTGCCGCGCTTCTGAACGTGCGTGAACTTTGCCATCTGTCCTATCTCCGGTCGGTAGTGTCGGCGCTCCATTGCCCCGACGCCTAAGAATACCACCCTGCTAAGAGCTTGTCAAGGGGGGGTGGACACCTTACCAAGCGGGGGCCAATTACCAGCAGTTAGGGGCGGTGGCGGCCAGTGCCTAAGTTCCTACGGCACGTCCTACGGGATAGCGGGGACCGACTTTTGACGGGACCAGAACAATCGAGGACCGCTCTTCCTCGTTGCAACCGGCTGCGCCGTGGCTGTCGTCGCCACACTACTTACTAGGGTCACCCGTCTGCTGGACCGAGTCGCTGGCCGACGTTGCTCGGATTTAGTGCGGACGCCCCATTGACGATCCCAATATTCTCGCGCTGCCCTTTCCCTCATCTCAGCGCGACTCGGCTATACTCGGATGACTAGACCGGACCCCGCAACGGGACGAACCGCCGCGCAGGTCTCCAACACTAGCACCCCCACCGCGCCAAAGTCTAGCCGCGTGATGCTGTCGCTATACTGACACCAACCGCGGCACCAACCCGCTGTCGCCGTGCTGTCGTGTTGCTGGCGCTTGTGGCCTATCCCCCACTAACGACACTTAGTGTACGGTTGCTGTCGCCTTGCTGTCGCTTGTCTAATCATTGGACCCTTGCGCCACCCGTTCGGTCACCGCATATTGCATCCGACGCCTCCCATCGGGTAACCGGTCGGCACGTCAGGGCACTGGGATGGGGAGGACAACCCGCAAGGGCTACCAGATGCCACCCGCCGCCAACGCTCAGGGAGCGAAGGCCACACCGTCAACGGCTTGGAGCTGATGGCGAAGCACGAAAAGAACAGACCGTCAAGAAAGCTGACGGCCAAGCAGCAGGCGTTCGTTGCCTACAAGCTGGCGCACCCTACCGCGACCGATACCGAGGCCGCCGCCGCCGCTTGCTATCCGGCATATGACCGATCCGCGCCAAGCAAGGTCGCCAACCATCCCGCCGTTCGCGCCGTGCTGGATGCCCAAATCGCCAAGGTCACCGCGCAGGCGTCGCTCTCCCGTGAAGGGCACTTGAGCGACCTCCAGCGGCTCCGCGACATCGCCGTTGAGCAGGGGCAGGTGAGCGCCGCCGTGACCGCCGAACATTACCGGGGCAAGGTCGGCGGGTTCTATGTGGACCGCATCCAGTTGACCGCCGCGAGTGTCGCGCAGATGTCGGACGAAGAAGCGTTAGCCGCCGCGAAGTCGCTCGGGATCGTCTAGTGGTCGCATATACCGCTGACGCGGAGACCGCCGCGCTTCTCGCGCTCAAGGTCCGCGTCATCGGGATGCGCCAGAAACAGACGACCGCCCCCGCCGCCTACGCTGATTGGCTGGCGACCGCCCGTCCTGAACACCGCTGGGACTATCGCCACCTGACGGCGATGCAGTCGATCCTAGACCGCGTGACGGCTGGCGATCTACGGCGCTGCTACTTTAGCGTACCCATCCGGCACGGCAAGTCGGAGCATAACACCATCGGGTACGCGGTCTATCGGCTCGAGCGGAACCCGCGCACCCGCATTATCGTCGCCAGCTACAACCAGCGACAGGCCGACAAGTTCTCCCGCGAGATTCGCCGCCTTGCCCGTGCGCGTGGGGTGGCGATGTCCACCGAGCGGGACGCCGCTGGCGAATGGGAAACGGCGGCGGGCGGCGGCGTCCGTGCCGTCGGCGCTGGCGCTGGCCTTGCGTCCGTGAACGCGGACCTCATCCTGATCGACGACCCCATCGGGTCACGCGAGGACGCCGAGTCCCCCGCGCACCGTGACCGCGTGTGGGATTGGCTCACGTCCGACGTGCTGGCCCGCGCCGAGCCGCAGACCGCCGTCCTGATGACAATGTCCCGCTGGCATCAAGACGACCCCGCCGGGCGCTTGCTTGACCAACAGGGCGGCAACTGGCAGGTGCTTGACCTCCCCGCCCGTGCCGAGCCGAACGATCCGCTGGGCCGCGCCGAGGGCGAACCGCTGTGGCCCGAACTCCGCGGCGAAGAATGGCTGGCTGAGAAGATGGTGGAGCTGTTGCCCTACGGCTTCGCGTCCCTGCTCCAAGGCCGACCGCGACCCCGTGAGGGCGGGATGTTCAGGTGGGAGTGGTGGCGCGACATTGACGCCCTGCCCGCTGGCGCGTCCATCGTCCGGTATTGGGATATGGCGGGGACCCGCCAGAAGTCGAAGGGGCACGACCCCGACTATACCGCAGGCGTGGCCGCCTGTCGCACAACCGACGGGCGCACCGTCGTCACGCACGTTGACCGATTCCGCGTCGAGGTCGCGGCCCGTGACGCGGCCATTGTTGCCCGTGCCCGTGCTGACCTTGCCCGTTACGGCTACGGGCGCGTGACGTACTGGATCGAATCGCAGGCGGGTATCAGTGGTGAGGACGCCACCGCCGCGCTGTTGCGCCAAGTGCAAGCGGTCGGGGTCACGGCGTTCACTGAACGGCCCACTGGATCAAAGGCAGAACGCGCTCGGCCCGTTGCGAGTGCGGCGCTGGCTGGGAACGTCTATCTTTACACTGACGAACTAGATGGGCCGTGGCGGGACGCTCTCAAGTCTGAGGCCGCCGATTTCCCGCACGGCAACCACGACGACCAAATCGACGCGCTCTCCGGCGCGTTCGCCAAGCTGTCCACGCCAGCGCCCACCGTAGGATTTTCCCGCCCCCGCATATGAGCGACACCCCAACGACCCGCCGCGCTGAGGCGCAAGACGCCCTCCCCGACCTCGACCTGATCCGTGACCTGACGGAAGGGACGCGGGCGATGCACCGACAAGCGGGCCGCTATATCCGGAAGTGGAGCGCGGAGGACCCGAACGTATGGGCCGTCCGCGCCGTCTGCGAACAGCTTTACGAGGGCTTTAGCCGCGTGCTAGATGCGTCGGTCGGGATGGTATTCGCCAAGCCCCCCGCAATCCATTACGACGACAACGCCGCGACCGAGGCCGTGTTCACGCCGCTTGTGCATAACATCGACGCGGCGGGCACCCATATGAACGTGTTCGCCAAGACGTTCTCATCCTTGGCGATGCGGGACGGATACGCGGTGCTATTGGTAGACCATCCCTCGACGCCGCCGAACGCGACCTTAGCCGACGAGCAGGCGCTGCGGCTGGCCCCGCGTTGGTCAACCTACGAGCGCCGCTCGGTTTATTCGTGGCGCGTGGATACCATCAACAACCGCGAGACCGTC